GGATTCACCCGAGGTGGATTGAGTGAAGGTGCTGCTGGTTTGCCAGTCCTAGATGTTTCTAGAAGACTCACATCAGATGATCGTGACAGACTCTACGAAAACAACATTAACCCAATCGCTAAGTTTCCTGCTGAAGGTATCGTAATCTTCGGTCAAAAGACACTACAGCAAACAGAATCTGCTCTCGACCGTATCAACGTTCGTCGCTTGATGATCTTCTTGAAGCGTGAGATTTCATTCATCGCTTCCCGCCTCCTTTTCGGACCAAACGCAAAGGATACTTGGGATCGCTTCTTGGGTCAAGCTGGACCAATCCTAGAGAGTGTTCGTGCTGAGTTTGGTATTGATGACTTCCGTCTAATCCTAGACGAAACAACAACAACCCCAGACCTCGTTGACCGAAACATTATTTATGCTAAGTTGCTTGTCAAACCTACTCGCTCTGTTGAGTACTTTGCAATCGACTTCGTGGTTACAAATAGTGGGGCAGCCTTCGAAGACTAAATCAAAGGCAACTAATATATATTATCAAGGAGTAACATAGAGAATGTCAAGCTTATTTTGGAATGACGTAAGAACTGAGCCAAAGCGCAGGTTTAGGTTTGAACTTAAGTTTAGTAGCCGAACCCTAGGGCAAGGTGCTATTCCAGTATGGACAATCAAAACAGCCAGCAAGCCAAAGGCTAACGTCAGTACCATAGAACACCAGTACATCGACCATACATTCAAGTATCCAGGTCGTGTAACTTGGGATCCAATTTCTATCACATTGGTAGATCCAGTAGACCCAGATTTGTCCTATGCTTTCCTAGACGTTCTTGGTGCTTCTGGCTACAAGTTCCCAACCACAGCTTCTAAGTCCAAGCTAAGCTTGAGCAAGAAGGCTTTCGCTGAACAGATCGGTTCTGTCTTCATTGACCAGATCGACGAAAACGGCGAGATCATCGAACGCTGGGAACTAATCAATCCATTCATCACTTCTGTTGATTTCGGCGGAAGTTTGGATTATACTTCGGATGATATGAACGAAGTAACCGTAGAGGTCACATATGACTGGGCAAGACTTACCCAGACCAAGGCTAACGGCAGAGATCAGACATCTGCTGCTGACTAAACGGAACAAACAATATCGGTTACAATATAAGAAACGAAAGGTTATAAATGAGTCGCAACGAAAATAGAACAGGTTTTCCTGAAGATTTTACTCCCCAAGACGATACACCAACTCCTGCTGTTGCTGCAACGGTAGGCGCTGGTGTGCCTGGTCCACAACCAACATTTGCATGGTCAGTGCCAACTGAGTTTGTAGCATTGCCAAGTGGTGGACGCTTTTACCCACAAAACCACCCCCTTCATAATAAGACATCGGTAGAAATCCGATATATGACTGCCAAGGAAGAGGACATTCTTACTTCCCGTGCTTTGCTTAAAGAGGGTGTGGCTCTTGACAGAATGTTACAGAGTTTGATTATCGAAGAGGGTGTCCGTATCGACACCTTGCTCATTGGTGACAAGAACGCTCTTTTAGTAGCAGCAAGAAGAACAGGGTACGGAGCAGATTACACTACCTCAGTAACTTGCCCATCTTGCAATAATACAGACGAGTTCGAATTTGACATTACTGACCCCTCGGTAACTGAGTATGAGCAGAACATCGAACAGAACGCTGTTGTCCTCACAGATGAAGGGAACCTATTAATAACTTTACCAATGACAAATGCAGTCGTTGAGTGTAAGATGTTAACAGGCGCTGATGAAATGAGACTATACAAAGAGTCAGAGCGCAAGGCTAAGAGAAAACAAGCCACAGGTACTATGACAGATATGTTCAGAAGCTACATTGTTAGCGTTAACGGTCAGGAATCACCAATAGTCGTTGAATCCTTCATTCAGGCACTTCCAGCAAGAGATGGTCGAATCCTTCGAAACACCTATTCAGCTTGCGTGCCCAACATCGACTTGGCACAAGAGTTTGATTGCACTAGCTGCGGTCATACAGCGGACATGGAGGTTCCGCTTTCTGCGGACTTTTTTTGGCCTAAGTGATCAATACATAGAGAGCGTTTACGAGCAGATATTCCAACTTAAATATTATGGAGGTTGGAGTTTCTTTGAGTCGTATAACCTTCCTGTCAGCGTTAGAGTCTGGTTCCTGAACCGCTTAGCGGAACAGAAAAACCAAGAACAAGAAGCGCAATCTAAAACATTAACCAGTTCAAGTGGTCGAGGCAAGAGGTATACTCCGTAAGAAATAGTTTACCAAACTACTTAATAAGCGTAGTACTAAGGGGGAAATCCTGTGCAAATCGATTTTGAAAATGATGTTTTAGATCTTACCAAGCTTCGAGGTAACCAACTCAATGAGAATATTCTCCACGTCTTTGCAGCGTGGATTGAGTATCTCTTGTCTAAAATGTTCAAGGGCAGACGAGTTCCTGTACGAGTTAAAGGGAACAGAATAGAAGTAGAAAGATTTACCGATGCCTTAGTAAACGAGAAGAAATACCTTGACTTCATCAAGAAATATGGTCTAGATGATCCGATGACTTACAAGCAGAAAGCCAAACTTCAGCTTGCTATCAAAAGATTCGAAACTGAAGCCGGTATTAACTGGCCCATCAAAGGGTAGGGTTAGGTCATGGCTGACAATCTTAAACAACAGTTAGAGCAACTCAAACAACTGACGGCTCAATATAAGGAAGCCGAAGCGGCGCTTGAAGATCTGAAGAATCAAGAGAATCCCGACCCAGCAGCAGTTCGCCGTAGGGTTGAGGCCTTAAACAATGTTAAAAGATCACTAAATGATGTGACAGAATCCGTAAACGAAAGTAAGAAGGCTGTCGATCAATACAACTCGGCTTTAGACAAAACAGCAAGCACACTCGGTCAGGTCGCTCCAGGCATTGACAAAGTCACATCTGCATTCAAGAAGAATGAGGAAGGAATGATAGACGGGAAAGAGGCTGCTGACTCGTTTATTGCAGGTATGTTCTCGATGATGAAGACCATCGAAGAGACCAATGTAGCACTGGCAAAGCAAACCGGCTTTGCTACAGCGTTACAACAAGATGTCTTAGACTTGGCATCAAGTCATGATGGTTTGTACTTATCAATGTCGGAGAGTAAAGAAGTTGTAGGAGCACTATCTACAGGATTCAAGATGTACGCCGCCCAAAGCGCAAAGACTCGTGGAGAGATAAATGATCTCGCTGGTCGATTTAAGGTTCTTGGGGTTGATACGAACGCCTTCGCATCCGTGCTCGACCAATTGAACGAGGGTTTTGGTTTAACGGGTACTGGCGCTCTTGCTGCTGCCGCAGAACTGGAAAACCTAGCCATCAGAACAGGTTCTCCCCTATCCTCTGTTGTAAATGACTTCCAAGACCTTGGTCCACAGATGTCTCGATTCGGGTCAGATGGTGTTCGTGTCTTTACAAGGTTGAATGAACAAGCTAGAACATTAGGCTTGACAACACGTCAGGCTTTCGACCTTTCAGAATTGTTTGATACTTTCGAGAGTTCTGCTGATGTTGCTGGGAAGCTTAACGCCCAGCTAGGCTTGCAGCTTAACTCTGTCGAACTTATGGCAGCCTCGTCTGAAGATAGACTTAAGATTCTGCGTGCAGAGTTTGATATGGAAGGTATGCGCTTTGATCAAATGGGTCGTCGTCAAAGGCAAATGGTTGCCGAGATCTTACAGACAGACGTTTTGACCGCAGAGAAGCTACTCGGCGACCCAATGGCAATGCGTAAGTTCCAAAAGGAACAAGAAAATAATGCAGAGAGAGTAAAAGCCTTTACAACTGCCATGGATAAGTTTACAGCAGTATCGGAACAGTTGTTTATAAATCTCGCCCCGCTTCTCACAGGCACAATGTCTCTTTTGAGTGGTATAGCAGAGTTTTTCAATGATGTGGTGTCGAATCCTTTCTTTGGTGCAATCATCAGTTTCGGTGGTGCGGCTTTAGCAATCCTAGTCAAACTTAAGGGCGCTGCTACTGTTCTGGGAACAACTCTTTCCTCTTTGGCAGCCAGGCTTGCTCCGGTTGTTGCTGTGGTTATGGCGATCAAGGATTTATTGGGCGCTTTTGGGTATGGTACTGGTGGCGACCCTAAAGCACAAAAGTCATCTGTATTTAAGTTAATCGGCGGTATTATTGGCGGCATTGCAGGTTTTGTGGTCGGCGGTCCTGTGGGTGCTGCGGTTGGTTATGGTCTAGGCAGCACTGCTGCTGGTATGATTCCAGTCGATGATGCGGTCTCAGGTCCTGGCGGGATTGCTTATTCAGTACGCCCAACTAGCTCATCTGCTCAGACAGGACCAGTTATTTCTCAGGCTGGCAGACCAACTATGGTCGGAGGACCAAGAGATACAGCAACCCTTAGCAGATCTGGTGGAGCTATGGATCAGACGACAGAAAAGCTTGACAAGGTCGTCAGTATCCTCGAAAAGATATACAGTAAAGATCAGAACACGTACCTAGATGGAACTCTAATGTCGAAGAAGCTTGGTAGCAACCCAACGATGCAAGAAAGAGTCCTTGCCGGTACTAATCCTGTTCGTATGGCATAATGGAAAACTAAGATATGGTAAAGAACGATTTTTATTCACAAGGTTCCAGACAACAGTTCAAGGTTCAAGGTCAAGATTTAACTATAAAGCATGTGCCTAGTGACGTTGGTGTAAAGTTTCCAGCCTTCTTGGATTTATTCAGTGATAACTTCAGTTCCCAGTGGAACGCTGAAGATGTTTATGGACGTATGGATCCTATCGCTACATTTATGAACACGAGACGATCTATTTCAGTAGCTTGGTGGGTTCCTGCTGACTCTTTCGAGCAGGCAGAGATAAACTTAGCTAAAGTAAACAAGCTTATGACTTTCTTATATCCCTTGTATGACGGGAAGTCTAATGGCGGAGCAACTGTTATTAATCAAGGGCCTCTTGTGAGGGTTAGTTTTGGTAATCTTATTAGAAATGCAAATACAGGCAGAGGTCTGCTCGGCTACGTCAACGGGTTTACGTTTGATCCAGCCTTAGAGTACGGGATGTTTAATCGTCGTGTATCTAATCGTAAAGACGGAAAAGACCCACAGATGAATGAATATTATCCCAAAACCTACAGGCTGAACTTTGAGCTTACTGTTTTACACGAGCACGAACTTGGCTGGAGAAAGACTGGTACTGGTTATGCCTTTAATGGAAACAAAAACGACAGGGTGGACGAGGGATCTTATCCATATTACACCAAGAAGGCGGATCCAGACCGAGTAGCTTCTAGTGGCGGTAAGTCCTCATCCGGCGGAAAAACGATAAAGAAACAGCCTGTAAAAAGCAAACAGCCTGCGACCACAAAGTCGTCAGATGAGGCGTTACCAGCCGCTGCCCCCCAGCCCGCCGGATTATCTCAACCAAGTGTGGTAAGAAGCGAACCTAATTCTCCAGTCGCTGTTATGGCAACTGGCGGCGGCATCGGCGGATCAGCATTGATAAAATTCGATGGGTCTATATAGGAATACTTAGGAAATAAACGATGGCATACTCAAGATACGGGAAAACAGATATATTCCTAAATAAAGACAAGAACTACAAGAATGTCTTCTTTAGGCGTAGAGGTATAGAAGAAACCTACCAATACGAGTTTCCTAGGCTATCCTACCCTACAAATGATTTTATAGCGAGTCTTACGAACACTCCAGAAGTATGGAGAGCTACAGACAAACTCTATAATGTTTCAAACGACGTGTACGGCTCCCCAGAATACTGGTGGGTGATTGCCTGGTACAATAAGAAAGCTTCAGAAGCCGAGTTCAAAGTCGGAGAGATTTATTATATCCCACAGCCGCTGGCTGATGTGTTAGGGTTCTTCTAGTGGGTTTCTGGAAAAGTCTAAAAGAAGCTACTTCTGCTACTATATCTGGTATTGCTGGCGGCTCTAAACAGGCAGCGTCCGCTATCACGGAGTTGCCAGGTCAAATTAAGACCTCCAGCGCCGACGCCCAAACCCAGTCTGCTGAAGCCGCAACTAGAGCCCGTGCCGCAGCGGGTCAACTACCTTCGCAAGTCGGCGAAGCTTTAGCCAAACTCCCATCAGACCTAGCTAACTCAGTTGCTATCGGAATAAATAATTTTGCTTCTACTACTCCAAAAGCAATTACTATAACTGGTCAAGAAGTGCTTATGCAAAATCTAAAGGAGATCCACACTGGAGCTTCTCCTATTTATAAGCAGTCTAATGAGACTCTTTCGCCCGATAAATTAAAAGCAGCTAAAGAGCGAAACAAGTATGTTTTGCCTTGTGTTGAAATGTCCCCTGAGAGTATTATTGCAAAACTAACTGATCCTACTAGCATGAAACCTTTTCATAATGCGACCCCTGCACAACTGGGCTCGCTTCAGCCCACGCTAAGGTTCTTTATTGTGAGCAACGAAGAAGTAGAAGTAACCAAAGACGGGAAAAAGACAAAGGAAAAGAGGCAAAAACAAGAAGAAGTACGATTTAGTGATTACACAAACGTAGATCGCATAGTGAAGCTTGCTAATGCTCGTGCCTCCAACAGCGTGGACAATACTCTCAAGAGAGGAGGCTCAGAAGCGGGCATCCGATCATTTAATTGGAAATATCACAATAAGCACGAGGGTGACAAGATCATCCAAGCAGACTTGGAACTATATTTTGGAACCTTGTCAGAACTTGTCAATCTAAACTATTTGACTTTCCTATTCACAAACGGAAGAAAATCAACTATTGCCCCAAAAACCAATAAGCAGGGCTACAGTAAAACTGATAGAATGAAGGACCTTAAGGAAAGCAATGACAAGCTAAAGAAAGCCTTGCTCCCAGGGACAAATCCTAAAAGCATAGAGGTGGACGACAAAGTAAGTAACGATTTCCGACAACTAAAAGTTGTTGTCGGCTGGGCTGTCCCACAAGGAAATCCTGGTGGCTTGGCTCGCATCTATGGACCGAACTGGAAAAAGTTCTTGGAAGCCGTAAAATCTACTCAAAGAGTCATATTATTGAATCTTACAAACTACGATGTGAATTTTACACAAGAGGGACCCACGACACTAAAGTTGGAGTATATAGGGTCATCAGATAACTATCTTGGCTCGCCACAGTCTGATATTCTTGGAAGAAATAACTTTACGAAAGGAAACCTAAACCAACAGCAGGTGATGGTATCGCTAGATGGTGTTGATTCAAGCAAGCTATTTAAGGATGGTTATCTAAAGTACCAAGTGGACAATTTCGATGGAGCCGGATTGGGGACCGTATTTGTTCGTCTTGACAGGCTGAATAGAGAACATGAGTACCTTACGGGAGAAAAAGAACTTCGCCAGCTACAAACTGATGGCTCAAAGCCGTCTTCTGCTCAGATCAAGGAGTTAGAGACCATAGACGAACAAATGAACCTTGTAGAGACTGTCTATAAACGAGCCCAGAAGGGCTTGCGTGTTAAACGATATTCTTCCTTGATAAACAACCTTATCGGCGGGACTGGTAATGTTAGTAGAATTTATATGAGCACCGCAGCTAGAGATGGTTCCGGTGGGATACAGTTCAAGCTCGGCGGCAACATTACAGGGCAGTCAGGCGCAACCGCCGCTGCATCGGCTCGGAACAGATTAAATGAACTCGCAAAACTTGGAGAAGAGGAGAGAAAGAAGTTCCTTGAAAGTAATGCTCTTTCTCCTGAGTTTACATTTACGAGAGGTTCAAATGTAAAAGTAGGCGAAGAAGAAACAGATAAAAAGTTCGTAAAGATACCATTCGTGTTCCTGGGCGATATCATCTTGGCTGCAATGGAAAACGCAGATATGAGAGATGATATAAAATTCATCTTAGGTACATATTGCCCAAAGAAGCTTGGTGTGCCAGGGTTTGAAAATGACAACTCGAACTATCCCCTCTATGATATCCCGATAGCACTAGACTATCTGACTCAGTTTATTTACGATAATATCATCTCTAGGGAGATTGATGAATATCCTTTTCGACAATTTATTGACACTCTTTTGTCAGTAGTTTCTAGATTGTTAAACAATCTTTCTTCGTACCGTTTCCGTATCAGTTTTGATTACACTCTCTATATGACAGAGAACGAGGTCAAAGCTAGCGAAGCTAGCAGTGCCGGCAAAGATTACCTTATCACGAAAGAGCGCCTAAACAATATAAGGCGGGACGATCTGAAGAATGAGATCCTTGTAGATAATAGAAAAGTTAATAGCTATTATATTGTTTTTGCGAGACAGACGAACGACGAATACCGAGGCAACAGAGATGAGGATGAGAAGCGAGGCATTTATCACTACACTCTTGGCGCAGACCGTGGCATCGCCAAAAACTTTAACTTTGCTAAACAGGATGTACCACAGTTTAAGGCTTTGAACATTGAAGCTATATACTCCGGTCCCAACGCCGCAAACTTCGCCCAAGCTTTGATATTACCTCAGAATGTTTCTATTGAGATGTTCGGCAACTCGATACATAAGAACGGCGACATGATTTATGTAGACAGTCGTGCCTCCCTGGGCGAGTTCGCAAACCAGATTCTCGCTCTTGGTGGCTACTATAGGGTCGTGCGATCACAAAATAGTATTTCTAGTAGAGGTTTTACAACAACAGTCGATGCGGTTTTCCAACACAGGACAAACAGCAAACTAAATACTCTAGGTAGCTAAATGGCAGATCAGTATAAACCATCTCCAAGTGAGAATCCAGAATCTTATTCGTATGGGGAAAACGACCTTGGTGCGGCAGGTATACATACCGAGCGGCTTATCTATAGGAATCTTATCTTCCCGCAAGGTTTGATCACAAACTCTGTCAGCACTTGGTCTACTGAGCGATTTTATGGTATCGTAAACACAAAAGGAAATACGGTAATACCTGATCAGAAGTTTTTAAAACCACTGTACTTCACGGACAACGAAAGCCAATTTGCCTTGAACTTTGTAGCTGACGCTTGGTACGACTTATCTAAAAAACTTAGAGAGCTTGCAGACCAAAACATAATATTCAGGAACAGCCCTTGGACTGAACCAACAATTGTAAAAGCATGGAACCCTGCTACTTTAGAATATGATGATTATATGAGAGATGTAGTCTATCGATACTTCATCGAAAGCTTTCTACCTTTGGGGAACAAAGAGAGAATAATAAAAAACATTGACAACTTCTTATCTGTGTTCGACGAGTACATAGACTTGGCAGTCTCACTAGTGGGACCAACAACATTCAGTGGGTACATAGAGGGGGTAAGCTTATCTCCTTTGATGTCTGGACTAATGGTCGAGATTGCTGCTGAGCAATACTCTGACGACTTCACAAAATCTTATGAGTTCTTGGATCAGAACTTTGAACTTGTTTCTAATATCGTAGCACAGTACGGATTCTCTATTGATAGAAATATCCCTTGGAGGCTTGTAGCAGATCTTAGGAACCCCGCTATGCAAGAATATATGTATGGCGTTCCAATCGAGGAGTTTGAAGACCTTTATCCTGATCCTTTGCCATGCGACCCTACACTTGAAAATCAGGAGTTAGCCCCAATGGCTTTTGGTTATTCTCAAATCCCAGGGATGGAGAGCGTAAAGCGCCGCATAGCTATACATTTTGATGAAAATGGAGCCCCTAAACCAGGCTACCAGGAGTATCAGCCAGTCAAAGATGCCTCTTCACAGGAGGAAGTGTTTGAGATATTATTTGAAACCTCTTACGATGAAACCTGGAAGAACGACGCTGAACTGCTAGAGAAATATATTCTTGGCTTCTATAACACTTACATCCTTACTGCTCCGACCGTCAGTGTAAGAAAAGAATATGTGCAAGTCGATTGTGTTCCAAAGACTGAGGTGATAGAAAGAAACCAGATTTCTGAGGAAGAGTATAAAGCTCACTTTGGAGAACGATGGAAACTAAAAACATTTTATCTCTCTAGACTAACAGAGCGTGACCCTACTCGATCATCGAGAATAAGAAGAAAAGAGATCCAGCAGATAATGAATGTCTATAATCTCAGTTCAGAGAACCGATATATGAGGGCGCTAAGATTTGCCCAAGAGGAATATATTGGACCATATGACACTGACCCATTAACATTGAGGACAGTAGGGGATATAATTGGATCTAGCGAGGAAGAAAATGATATTCCAAACACTAGACGACAAAACCGAGTGCGTCGGAATCTATACACATAATCAGCTAGTATTCGATCCAGAGAGTTTTCCTGAGGATCTCACGACAACTTGGAAATATGCTCCGTATTTGCGTGATTTGGACGTGGACTATATTTCTTTATATCTTGAGGGCGGCAAGATCGGTGACAGTATCCCCGAGTATTTGCGGGATGACTGGGACGACGTATCTAAGAAGATCCTTGCATTCAAGCGGTCACTCGCTATTTCCCAAGTGGACACCTACGACAACTGTTTCTTTGACTTGGTACCCAAGAGGTTCTTGATGGACTTTTGTGAGGTAAAAAATAAAATATGTGAACACATCATTAAGACAGTAAAGAGACCAGAACGCTATGACTTCCACAAGCACATCTCCATGATGCTGGGAGACATCGCAACGAGGAGGGTATCAGTAGATAAAAAGAGGGTGAAGACCTTTGAGACCTCCCAGAAGTTAAAGAATCAAGCGAAGATGATCTTGAAGAATAAGCCTTATGTGGATTATAATCAGTTTGGAACAAGGACTGGGCGGCTCACGACCAAGAAGGGATCATTTCCTATTCTAACACTAAGCAAGGAGTTCAGATCAGCCGTCCTCCCTCAGAATGATTACTTTATTGAGTTAGATTTCAACGGAGCAGAGGTCCGAACCTTGCTTGGTCTTCTTGATAAGCCACAACCAGAAGAAGATGTACACGATTTTCACTTAAAAAACATTTTTACAGACATCCATACGAGAAATGACGCAAAAGTGGCGTTTTTTGCGTGGCTTTATGGCTCAAAGACGGCTGTCAACCGCCGAGATATGCAAAAGTTAGCCAGTTTCTACGAAAAAGACCGACTGCTCAAAGAATACTGGGATGGTAGTACAGTTAGAACACCGTTTAGGAAGGAGATGTCTGATGTAAGCGAACATCACGCTCTGAACTATCTAGTACAGTCTACCACAGCAGAACTAACCCTAAAGCAGGCTCTAAAGATAGAGTACTTGCTTCGCAAACGCTCTGCTGGCTCTAATATTGCTTTCTTGATCCACGATGCGGTCGTACTTGATATGAAAAAAGAGGATGAGAGCCTAATTAAACCATTGATGGCACTTATGAGTTCGACAAACTTCGGAACTTTTAAGGTAAACATAAAAAGAGGTAAAACTCTAGGTTCTATGAAGGATATACAAGTTGGATAAAGTCATTGGACTAGGTAAACTCGGTTGCGCCATCGCAGAGCACCTTACATCATACCCAGAATACAGAGTCTATAAAATAGATTCAGAAATCAAAGAACGTGGCAGCCTTTCTATAGGTGAGCACTCTGGGCACGACGATTATGAGTATAATCTTGATCAAGACGAGGTTGCTGTCTACCTCCGCTCAATCAAGAAGAAAGATGATGTTCTTATGGTTGTTGAGGGCGGCGACCCTGTTTCAGGTGCGATCCTTAAGATACTGGAAACCATCAAAGATTCAAAGTTGAACGTCCTGTATGTGGTGCCCGATAGGGTCATGTGCTCAGAGATACAACGCCGTGATGACAGGATTGCTTTCAATGTTTTGCAGGAGTACGCTAGAAGTGGCGTGTTTGAAAAGATCTTCTTAGTCCATCGTCAGGCAGTGGACAACCTAGTTGGAGACGTGGCTATACATGAATATGAAAATAGTATTTCTTACTTCATCTCCTATATTGTCGCTATGATAAATTTCTTCAATCACACTGATCCGATTCTTGCAAACAAGATTGAACCACACAATATCTCAAGAATCGCTACATTCGGAGTCTCTTCACTTGAGGAAGACCAGAAAGACGCTAAACTACTGTTCCCGCTTGAATCAGCAAGGGATATACATTTTTTCTATGGAATCCCAGAGCCTGCTCTAGACGAGGATCCTTCCTTGACAAACAAGATTAAGCAACATGTAAAGAGTTTTAAGGAAGATAGCAAGTCTACGAGCTTTTCTGTATACTCAACAGATTTTGAGAACCTGATGGTTCTGTGTGCCGCATATTCTTCGGAGATTCAGCCAGTTTTGGATACTATTTAGAGTAGTTGCTTTTAAAGTAGCTGGGAAACTAGTTATAGAACATAACAAAAGGAAAACATCTAAATGGGACAGGACAGGGGCGTATTATTAGCATCCTTCATAAAAGCGGAGGATGAGGAGACAGTTCTTGCAGAAGTAGAGTTTATCGCTTCAAATATTAACTTGACAAATAAGTATATATTTTTGCTAGAAGACAACAGTGATCCAACAAATAAGATCTTGTCGTATAACGCAATCGTATCCAAGAATAGAGTCTACAACCCACGTTTATACACCATCCGTGTTCACCGCAAGAAGCAAACAAATACTCTTTATACCATCAACGCTCTCAACAAAGCTGTTGCTTTGGAACATGGCGGTCAGACAGGCAAGCACTTAAAGCTAGACTGGGAAAAATACACAGACAGTATTCTTTTGACTTCTGGTAGCGACTTGAGAGTCCATAATGTGACTGTGGCAAAGATCTTCCAGGTAGAAGATGAAGAGGCTGAACCATCCGAGTAAATAATATCTTATAAAGATTTTTGATAAATTAGGGGCTTTCGGGCTCCTTTTTTTATGGCACAAAAAAACTTCACTAAAAAGCTTTACAGGGCATGAGCCTGTGGTACTATAGTATCAAGGTCAACTAACCAGTAAAGGAGAAATACAATGGGTATTGACTTAAGTAAGATGCGGCAGAAGCACGCTGCCTTAACCAACCGAGGTGGCGACACCAATGACTACTTCTGGAAGCCAGAAGAGGGAACACACCAGATTCGTCTTGTCTGTCCTGAAACCGGCGATCCTTTCTTTGAGGCATACTACCACTATGCTATGGGCACTGAAGGTCGCACGACCGTTCTAAGTCCACGCACTTTTGGCGAGGATGATCCCATCGCCGAGTACGGTACCTCCCTATGGAACGAGGGCACCGACGCTTCGAAGGAACAAGCTAAGCGCTTTTGGCCTAAGATGCGAGTGTTCGCTCCCATCGTCGTTCGTGGCGAGGAGGACAAGGGCGTTCGCTGGTGGGGCTTTTCCCGCACCACCTACCAAGCACTACTTGATGTAGTTCTTGACCCCGAGTACGGTGACATCACCGATACCGAGAAGGGCACTGACCTTCGCATTGACTACGGTAAGAAGCAGGGACAATCATTCCCAACTACCGA